GTGTTTAGCTAAGACTGATGCCTAGTAAGTCCATGTCAATATCATCGTGCAGTAGCCTGAGTTCCCATAGTGTGACTAACTGCTTGATACTGTCATGAGCTTCAGGATAGTTGGTCGCTGTGAGTAGTCCTGCATTGTTCATGCTGTTGAGTATGTAGTCTACTGTGTCTACATTCTCTGTGGTACTGTTTAGGTAATACTTCATTTGTTTACTCCCTTTGTTTGTAAGTACTACCCACTTTGACCATAGCTCATTTGTGAGCTTTATTCGATGGGGGTGGGGTTTAAAATTTGTATATTATCTATATATTATATTATATATAATATATATTCTCTTTTTCTTCTTCTCTAGTAAAACATCAAAAAAACATCAAAAAAAAATCATCCCAAAAAGCACGCCGAGAAAGTAACAAAATCAAGACGATTCTAAGTTTTTCTTGACAAATCACATAAATAATGGTAGACTGCCCTTATAAAGATATGGAGGTGCGCCGTGGATTCGATCCGACCGGTGGCCTTAAAAATGAAGCTCGATGGAGTTTCATGGCCCGAACTTGAACAATACATAGCTGACCATAGCTCTGAAAACGTCGAGGGCGTCTGTCGATGGATTCGCAGACAACCAGAATGGAAAAATCGTTCAAAGGTTACAACCGCACCGGCAGCCAAACTCGTGCCACCCACAACCAAAATAGAAGTCAGCCCAAATTATGAACCATCCATTTCACACATACAATGGGACGGCCTTAAAAAAATCTGCTTTGCCGTCGTTAGCGACACACACATAAATTCCAAATATACCCAATTATCTTACCTCCACCAATTTTATGATATTTGCCGACGTCGAGATATAACGGACATATTCCACGCTGGCGATATTGATGAAGGCGATCAAATGCGTATGGGGCACCAGTATGAGTGCTATCATCAAGGTGCTGACGAGCACAGACAAGAAATAATTAGGGTATATCCTACATTCCCCGGCGTCAAAACCCACTTCATAACCGGCAATCACGATGCGTCAATTCTGAAAAGAAGCGGCCACGATATCGGAAATACTATTGCCGAACATCGCCCGGATATGATATACTTGGGACGAGATTGCGCCGACATTTATATTACTCCGAAATGTATTCTCCGATTAAACCATCCTTGGGACGGGTCAGCCTATTCAATTTCCTACAAACCACAAAAGGCTATTGATGCTCTCTCCGGCGGTGACAAGCCAAACATCTTGGTAACGGGGCATTATCATAAAGCGGAGTATTTATTTTACCGCAATATCCACTCTATTCAAGCTGGAACATTTTGCGGCCAGACACCTTTTATGCGCGGCCGTGGCATAGCAGCCATGATGGGTGGATGGATTATCATGGTGCAGGTTGACGACAAGGGATACATACAACACATTATCCCGGAGTTCATTCCTTTCTATAAACCGATACCTGACGACTACTTAAATTTTCAAAAAGGAAGAATATGATGAAACTCGAAACGATCCAACAGGAACACAAACTCAACAATGTCTTCACAAACGGCGACATCGGCCCGGGAGGTGCTTATCATGGATACAGTATAATGTCCAACGAAGCTGTTCCCTCAGAACTCGGCAGCATCTTTTTTCAGAAAGGCCCACGACACGCAGAAGATTCTATACCCGGAGTTCTGGATACGGATCTGCTGGAGATAGTCCGACATCGACTTCAGCATTTTCAAGCCGGCGACTATGCGTGTCACGAAAACGATATGGCACTTCGGGCTATCGAAGAAGCGCTGCTGTACATGAATGAGCGAGTAAAAAACAGAGCAGCTCGCGGCGTATTAGGGACGGTGCAAAGATGAATAACCAACCCCAGACAGCAAACAAAATCACAATCGAAATTCGAAACAACCGAGTCGATACCGTTCGTTCCAAAAAACCAGTAACGGTCGATCAACTGTTAGAATACTACGCTAATTGCGCTCTCCACGCTATGCTGCAAACTGTCGCGCACACACCCGACGAGTATAAGAAAGGTGTGACCGGCGCGTTGTACGACATGTACAATGTAATGGCCTCACAGGTTCTCGAACGTTTCGCGCCCGAACTCGAACTACGACCAAACCTTACATCCAAAGCAATTCTCGAAGCCGAAAATGCAATTGTTATGAGCGACCGGCTTGGAGAAGTGGAGCTCGGTACATAAACAAATTTGATCTGAGGACAAACAAATGAGTAACCGGCACGCTCTAAATTATTTTTCTTGTCCTTGTGGACATATAAAACTGTACGCAAGACAAGACGAACCCCCGCTTAAAGTTTGCGGTATTTGCAAATGCCGAGTACGATTAGTTTTTGAAGCACAGGAACAGGTAGTTCCGATCCGAGAAGCACCCGTTGCCATGTCCTTTGGGATGTTTCGCAATCAAACTCCACCCCGGGGTTAATCACAGCTATACATTTTTATAATAGATAGCACTACAATAAAGGAGTGTATTACTATGGCCCAATACTCGGCTTACCACGAGACAATAGAAGCTTATGTGATCGGCAGCGCATCTCCGCCTGATTGGTTCAACGATGCAGTTGCCAACAAAACAGTCATCCTCAAACAAAAAGCTGTCGGCGACGGTATGACCTTCGAAAAGGCGCAGGTCGCGGACAAGTATGGCGGATACCACGATGCCGTTACCGGCGATGCAGTCATCCAACTGACTGACGGCTCGTTCTCCGTCATGTATTCCGACACCTTCGAGGATCTTTATCTTCTCGACGCGGCAGAGCTGATCACAGTTTGTGAAGTCGCCGATACCGCATTGACGGGCGGCGATGGATTGACGGAAGCCGGAGCTATCGTTTTTGGAGTCGATGTCGCCAATACTGTAGCAACGCTGGGGTTGGCTGATCTTGCTGTTTCCAAAGACGCCACCGCCTACCTTTACTCTGATGCTTTCACAACCCCCGTCACCGGTATGAGCACCATTACTTTAACAGCCGGCGCCAAAACTACCGCCTACGTCAAGATTGTGTCCGCCCATGGCACACTGACACGATACTATAAAGTAGAGGTCACACGGGCCGACGCATAATACGGCCTTAGCCTGAACTGGAGTTAATATGGCAGTACCGATTAAAGATCACGACTTCAGTAAGTGCCCTCGGTGTGGGTCTTTCACGCGCCCCACCGAGGCGCTTATAGGCGAGTCAGAGTTCTGGAGAGAGTGCACAAATCCTAAGTGCAACACATACATCGACACCTATATTCCACAAGCCCATCAGATGGCAGTTCACCGCGACGCTCACATGATCTTGGGGAATTTTGGTGGCTATGGTTCCGGAAAAACAATTACCTCCCGAAAAGAACTACAAAAACATATTTTTTTGACCAACTGCGGCACTGGAATCATTGGCGCTAATGTCACTTCTCAGTACGAACAAACCATTAAACGCGACTTTGAAGCTGACTTTCCAAAAGCATTCTACCGCTATTATTCTGCTCAGAAGAACTATGCGGATTTTATAAATGACTATCGCTTAATGTACCGCCCATTTGATGATCCTAATAAGCTGCGATCCTACAATGTGGATTTTGCGCTTATCCTTGAAGCGTCTGAGGTTGTGGAAGAAGCCTACACACAGCTCAAAACACGACTTCGTAATGCTGCGGCATCATTACCAGAAACAGATGAAAATGGAGAAATCCTTTATATCGAATCCAACAGCGGACGAATGGTGCCGAAAATAAAAGCTGATTGGCGCCGTTTATTAATCGAAAGCAACCCGTCGGCCGGCTGGATTAAAACATCTATCTTAAACTGTGCCAATTCTATTCAGAAACACGGCAATATCCACGACACTTACGCAGTTCTGGAATCGGAAGCTGACCCGGAAATTGGGGCACATGTGACAGCCACAGACGCAAATGATTACTTACCTGACAACTTTTTTGAAACACAAGCCAAAAATAAACCCAAGTGGTGGATTGAAAGATATCTTCACGGTTCGTTCCTCTATGCCGACGGTCTTGTTTATCCCTCGGCTGCTAAATGGATCGTACCGACCCGCGATGTGCCCCGACGTTGGAAGCGCATTTGTGCATTTGACTACGGTCTGGCCGACGCCAGTTGTTACTTATTCGCCGCGGTTGATGAAATGGAGAATATCTTATACTTCTATAAAGAAGTCTATGTCAACAACCGGTCCTTGGAAGAACTGGCTAAACTATTTTTTGAAGCTTCCTCAGATATACCGGCCGGCGGCTGGATTTGCGCTCCGATCATCGATCCAAAGTCTGGACCCAAACGGGATTATGATAAACGGACTCTCTCCGACGGCTTCCTCGATTATGGTATTGCTTTTCAACCCGGCGCGGTTAATAGGGAGGCGCGGGTATTCCGGCTTAATACATATCTCGAATCAGGTCGTGTTCGTATTTTTGACTGCTGTACTAATTTCATTCGGCAGTTGAGAGAACTGAAATTCAAACAAGACAATAAAATGACCACCAGCCCTTGGCGGAATGAGCCGGAAGATAAAGATGACCACGCCGTAGTTTGTGGTGAGTGGATTGTAATGGAGCTCCCAAAAGATCCAAAGAATCTTATCTTTGGTGTGTACAATAAACAAGGCACACGGCTTGACGTTGATCCACAAGAAGATCGTAAACAGCTTGAAAAAGATTGGCTTGCATTCGCACTTCAAGATGAACCAGATTATAGCAACACCAACTTCTACGATGTAGAAGCCAACTACACATATGCCGGGGGCGTAACAAATGGTAAAATCTGATTTAGCCATTATGCAGTCTTATGTTGATTATAAAAACTACTTTTCTTACGGCGAGGTTCAAACTGCTGTAGCAACCGGGCGCCTTAGCATTCCTGAGCTTTCCAAGAACGCCAAACCACTTCAAACTCGTATTTGCGTTTATTGCGGTCAAGAATTTGAAAAGCGTACCGAATCTGAGCTATGCTGCTCACGCCGATGCCAATCTTTGTTTGACCGATTAAAGTATAACCCAAAACCCAAAAAACACAAAGCCTCTACAGGGCGGCCGCCCAATCAATTATGGGTGTGGCTTGATAAACTACTCCCACTTTGGAACAGTGGTTTTTCAGATAGCGCTATCGGTCAACAATTAAACTTAGCGGACAAATACATAGGACGCATTCGGCGATATTTTGAAATACCGGCAAATTACGGGCGAGTACCAGTGCAGACTTTAGATATATCAGACATCGAAAAAAAGATTCCGCGTGACAAACGTTTAAGGAGGTAGCCATGAATATCGCTATTGTGCTGGCGAGCATCAGCATAGTTTTATCCGTCGTTTGTTTTTTTGTCGTTATTGTAAAAGGTAAACTGACAATAACAATAAATAAAACAATCTCGTATACCGAGAATCCTGTAGTGCCCATGAATTCTGTTGATTTAGAAACAACAGAAAAAGAACTCGACGAGTTTTATGGTAAACAAGCACCGTTTACAAATATGGTGAAGGCCGCCCAAGAACTTTTCTTAACACAAGACCAAATCGACTTACGAGAAAAACTGAGAGGTCAATAAAATGAGTGACAATAAAAAGAATAAGAAAAACCCCCAAAAGGCACTCAGTACAGAGGAATCTAAACAAATTCTCGAAACTCTCAAAGAGTATTGGGATATCTCGGGTCCGTTGTATCGACGCGAACTTTTGAAAATGGACGCACTGGACAAAACGAATAACGGACAAATCTGGCAAACAACCGGAACAACATATCCTGAATATCAGATCCTGCCAGATACAAATCATGTGTCATATATTCGTTCCAATCTTCTTGCGTCCATCTACTCAGTATCCAAATCGGCCAATGTGCTGCCGACTAGCGAAAATGATAAAGAGCTTTGCGTGCAGATTAATATTGCCCTCCAAAATATTTGGAGTGTTTGCAAAGTTGGCTTCTTTCAATTTCAGGCTGGCGACAGAGCTGCCTTGCTCAATCTCGGGATTACGCAAGTGGGTTATGACCGTAACAAGGATAACCCAGTATTAAAGAATATCAATCCGATGAAGTTCCGGCGTGATCCTTATGCAATTGATCTGGAAAATTCCGCGTGGTGTTGCACATTTGATCATTTTCATCGGTCTGTGTTTACCAAAAATCCCGACTATGCTGAAGCATTCAAAGCATACGAGGCTGCTCATAAAGACGGTAACACAACCCCCATTGATACCAATGGCCCGGATAATATCTCTAAGACTAGTGCCAAAGGATATTATACCTTGTTCAAATGGTGGATTCGAAACGATGATGGTACTATTTCAGAGTACCATACTATTAATAACGATGTAGTGGTGTACTATATCGAAGATATTAAACCCAGTGCATATCCGTTTGCCCTTTTATACTGCAACCTCCCTTCAGAAGCACTTATAGGTACTTCCGAACCGGCCAAAATTTTCGCCAATAGTCTTGCGTACAATATTATGGATTCGCTTGCATTGACCTCCGAATATAAAAATCAGCGGCCGCCAAAGTTTGTAAACAAACAAACCGGACTCAATATACAAGCGTTTTCTAAACATGGTGACGACGCCGATAGAACATTTGTTGTTCTTGGGGACGCCACAAAAGCAGTTCATTATCACCAATTCCCGCAACCTTCAAACTTTTTAACGACACTAAAAATGGCGCTTACTTCAGATATTCAGAACATTTCGGGTGTGGACGGGCGGTATACCGGTCGGGATACTGGTTCGATCATCACTACCGGCGGTACAGAAGAAATGCTGAATCGTGTCACGGTGATCGACACACCCAAGATTACGCTGTATGAAGACTACTGTAAACAACTCACACAGCTGATTCTTGGGAATATGATAGAATTCAGTGATCGTCGTTCATATTTCCGGAAAAAACCGAATACACAAGAGTACGAGGTTGTAGTTGTCGATTTTCCCGATATCAGCAGCGATACTTTGTTTAATTACGAAATTGAGATTTCCAGCGATCTCCCCCGTAATAGACAGCGCATCGCGGCTGCCGCTACCATGTTGCTTGAAAAGCAAGCTCAATATCGGCAAAGTGGTGGACAAATCGATTGGATCACCGAGGAAGAATGGTTGATGCTTCAGGATCTTCCGTTTAAGGAGCTGATGCTTGAACGTATGGGGATTCAGCGAAGTGAAAATCTTTTGGAAGATGTGGCTCAAACCCTGTACACTTACGCGCAATTACGCGACGGCGGATTGGATGACGAAAAAGCCATGCTCGCCACAGCCGAAATGTTGAAGCGTAAAAAAGCCGGCCAACCCGCAGAATCGCCTGTCGGAGATAATCCGGAGTTGCAGTTAATGATGCAAGAGCCCGGACTTAATTGAGTTCCTATCTTGACGACAATGCTCGTCTTATGCTACAATCCAATCGTGTACTGTTGGTTTCGCTAATCCGGTTGGTGCGGAGCTCATGTTTCTCTTATAGGAGCACCCTCATATTTGGGGGCGCTCCTTATTTTTTGTCAATATATAGGTTCTGTTCCTTGACAATACTTATGTATACATTATATTATAGAAACGGCAAGACGGAGTTCCACAGCTCCTATCTTAAAGTGTGCGTACACTTGCTCTCCGGTATGTTCACCCGCATACACGAAAGGAGTCTACAGGGTAGATATGGCAGATCCTAGTGAAGTCACATTGCAAGATATGGTCAGTCAACTTAGCGATATTGACAAAGCAATATCCGAGGAAGACCAATCACCAGTTAGTGACAAACCTCCCGAAGATGAACCACCTCCGGAAACACCTGATTCGTCCGGTACACCGGAAAAACCGACCGAGGGAGATCAAACACACAACCCCGAAACGGAAGATAATCCCGAGAAACCCGGCGATAAGCAACCACCCCAACCCCCAGCTTCGGTAAAACCCGATCAGCAACAACATGCATTTGCACAGTTGCGGATTCAAAACAAGCAATATAGCGATTTGCTTAAAGCAGTCGGAGAAATGCTTGGGGTGGATACCAAAGATCCGGAAGCCCTTGTCGGTGCTTTGAAAGACAAAGTGTTGACGAGCAAGGCTGAGGCACAAAAAGTTCCGAAAGAACTTTTGGAACGTTTAGACCGCCTCGAAACAAAGGACGAGGCCGCCACTCAAAGAGAACTTTATGAGTCGGCAGTCCGCGGATTTGAAGCTGTAAAACAACGGTTCAATCTTACGCAAGACCAGCTGAATGCATTTGCAAAAGAGCTGGTCGATAGTGGAAAACATCCTTATAAACAGCAGGTTAATATGATACGTGAATATCAGTTGCTTCATTTTGAGGATATCCAAAAAGCGGCAATAGCAGAGGCTCTCGAAGCCGAACGTGCAAAGCAACAGGCGAGAACTGATAAGATTAACCAGCATTCCACCTCTCCCGGCTATCAAAACGGGGCCACACCGGACAAACCGAGTAAAATCAACAGTGTACGCGATCTCGAAAAATACTTGGCAGATCAACTGTCATGACTAACATAAGGAGTGTGGAACCATGTCTCAGACAACTTCCCCGACCATGCTGTTAAATGCAACGGCTGATATCAACACTTATCTGGAACTGGCGACAAACGCCGGCCCCGGCGTAATCAATCCGGAAACGTTCTACACGAAGCAACTTCTGGATACGATTCGCTTCGATGCCGACAAGTATGTCTACTTCCGTCTGGCGGATTCAATGCCCATCGGCGAGAAAGCCGATAAGCTGCTTCTCAGACGGTGGTCGCCGCTGGCAGCGCACACCACTCCGCTAACTGAAGGTGTGCCTCCGATGTCCGATAAGGGCTCGGTCGAGAAATATGAAATTACAGCCAATCAATACGGCCGCTACATGGAGTTTACTGACAAGGTTGACTTCCAAGTCGTCGATCCGGTTATTGCGCACTACACCCGGGAATACTCTCTGGTGGCGCTCGAAACTCTTGACATGCTCGCAAAAGAGACTCTGTTCTCTGTGGCCCAGCAATATTATGCCTCCAAGGTCAGCAGCGGCGCCCGTGTCGCTGTTACGACATTCGAAGGTATGGATATGACTTGTACCCCGTGCATGAACGACCTGCGGCTGATTATCCTCGATCTGAAGAAAGCCCTTGTCAAACCTCGCTCCAATGGACGTTTTCATGTCATCGGCTCTCCGGAGTTCTACTATGATATGATCTCTGATCCGGTCGTCGAGAAATATATGACCTTCAACCAAACCACAAAGACCATGTACGACGACGGCAAACTCGTTCCGATGTTCGAAATGGAGTTCTATGAGGCGTACAACGTTCCGCAGCACGGCCAGTTCATTAAGAACTCGGCGCCGGCTTGCCGAATGTTGGCAGCTGATGGCGCCACGCTTTCGACTATCGACGCGACCACCGTCATCAAGACCGGTGAAGAAGATCTGGTGTACGGCACCATCGCGGCCTCGTACATGAAAGATAGTCGGACCGGGGATGATGCTTCGTGGATTCCGGCTCACCTCGATTTCAATATCGACGCATATACGGCGGCCGGCTGCGATGGTGAAGGTTTGACGGAACTGAAAGTCCATCACATTCTGATCGTGGGCAAGGATGCTCTGACCAGAACAGGACTGAAAGGCGAGGACAGTGCCAGAATGTATGTCAAGCCGAAGGGTAGCTCCGGTGTGCTTGATCCCATCGACCAGCGGCAGTCCATCGGGTTCAAAATCAACTCGGTTGGTTTCGGCTCGACGCGCCTCGAAGCGATTGCGGACTACATGTGCATTCCCAGCATGGCTAACTAATTTTAATTAGGAGGCCGAATTCCATGGCCCGAACAGCAGCAGACGATCCGATTATGGTCCAAGCACGAAAACAGCTTTTGCAAGCCGCCGCCCAACGTCCGGTTTTGCGTCAAGTGTACGCTAATGAACCCAAGGTGTCTATTTATCTCTCTCCCATGTACCGACCTTATTTTGGACGGGTTATGGGGGTCACGATCCAAGGCGTGAAAATATGGAT